TAGCCCTAACGTACTTATTATGAGCTCTAACCGGTCAATGGCCCTAGACACCTTTAGGCAAGTGGCCTACGCGATCGAGGGCTCAGCTGATCTCAGCCGGCAGGTTAAGCAGATCCGGTACGCCAATGGCACCGAGTCGATCGAGCTTAAAAACGGGCACCGGCTAGATGTAGTAGCTGCAACTCGTGACGGTAGCCGCGGTCGTAGCGCCTCGTTTTTGTATATCGACGAGTTACGCGAGATCAGCGAGGAGGGGTACCGCGCAGCTACGCCTACGACTCGTGCAAAAGTCAATAGCCAAGCCCTGTACACGAGTAACGCAGGGGATGCCTTTAGTACGGTGCTTAACGATCTACGCGAGAGAGCTCTCTCTAACCCTCCAGAGACGTTTGGCTTTTATGAGTACTCGGCTCCAGCGTTTGCCAAGATCACAGACCGTAGCGCGTGGGCTTTTGCAAACCCGGCACTTGGCTACCTTTTCGACGAGGATGTATTAGCCGAGGCAGTCAGTACTCAACCGATCGAAACTACAAAAACCGAGATGTTATGCCAGTGGATATCAAGTACGGCGAGCCCGTGGCCTCACCTCTCGGTAGAGGAGGCAGGCGATAAGGATCTTAAGCTTGTACCCGGGCCTCTTACTATTTTTGCCTTTGACGTGGCACCGAGCCGTAAAGATGGCTCGCTCGTAATGGGCCAAGTACTCGAGGATGGCCGTATAGGCGTAGCGGTGCTTGAGATATTCCACTCGGACGTATCTATTGACGAGCTCTTTGTAGCAAACGCTATAGCCAAGTGGGCCAAGATTTACTATCCGCGGCAAGTCGCTTACGACAAATATACGACCGCCTCAATCGCTAAACGCCTCGAGGTAAACGGAATACAGATCCTCGACATATCCGGGCAAAAGGGGTACCAAGCCTCGGGCGACTTGTACGAGGCTCTGGCTAATCGTAGGCTCGTGCATTCGGGCCAAGATGAGCTCGTTACCTCTATGGCTAACTGCGCCGCTAAAGAGAGCGACGCGAGCTGGCGTATCATCCGCCGTAAATCAGCTGGACCCGTAGATATTGCAATCGGCTTAAGTTTTGTCGTACACGTGCTTACGCAGCCGCTAGGTGAGGCTAAAGTATACGTTTAGACACGCGAGATATAACCTCAATAATGCTTGACAATATGAGAAAATGGCGGCTATGGGACTACTGCAAACTTTAGGTTTTAAGTCAGCTGATAAGCAAGCTGTCGAGGCTCAATATGCGCCTGCAGTTATGGATACTACCTACGGGTACGGGTCTTTTAATACTAACTCTGCTTTTGGTTATAACGGTGTCGGTATAGATCGAAATTTTGCATTACAAGTAAGCAGTGTTGCTCGCTGTCGTAACTTAGTCGCTGGAGTTATCTCCTCGATCGACTTAGGACTTTATAAAAAATCAACCGGCGAAAAATTAGGATCTCCAGTTTGGTTAGAGCAGCCAGATCAGCGCCAGCCTCGCAGCGTGACTATTGCCGCTACGGTCGATAGTTTAATTTTCTACTCGGTCGCTTACTGGCGCGTTACCTCTTTGTATGCCGATGACGGCAGACCCTCCGGCTTTGAGTGGGTTGCTAATAATCGCGTTACTTACACTACAAACAAATACGGTACAGAGGTACAAGATTATTTTGTAGATGGACAGCTCGTACCAATGGGCGGTATCGGATCTCTTGTCACTTTCCAATCACTACTACCTGGTGTATTGCAATCTGCAAGCACTACTATTAAAGCTGCTTGGGATGTACAAAAAGCCGCTGCCGTATCTGCAGCTACTCCAATGGCTACTACTATCTTAAAAAATAACGGTGCCGATCTACCCGAGTCACAGATCCAAGGCATATTAGCCGGATGGAACTCAGCGCGTAGAAATCGCAGTACAGCATATTTAACCTCTACTCTCAGTGCAGAAAATATCGGCTTTAGCCCTAAAGAAATGGGCTACGTAGATTTTAGCCAGTACCTCGCTACCGAAATTAGCCGCGCTATGAACGTACCGAGCTATCTAATTAGCGCGGATATGAATAACTCTATGACCTACCAAAATATTTTAGATGGTCGTAAAGAGTTTGTCGCTTATTCTCTGCAGCCTTATATCTCAGCTATTGAGGACAGGCTCTCAATGAATGACATAACAAATAGCTCAAATCAGGTGCGTTTCGCGGTAGACGATACGTTTTTACGTGTAGATGCAAAAGATCGTTTAGATATTATCGAAAAAATGTTAAACCTCGATTTGATCGACGTAGATCAAGCTCGACAAATGGAGCAACTCACACCGCTAGGAGATGCAAGTGCTACTAACGTTTAGTCAAGAGATCCAAGCTGCAGATACAGAGCGCCGTATCGTGTCAGGACTTGTCGCGCCATATGGCGAGGTCGGACATACAAGCGCAGGCCCTGTAGTTTTCGAGCGAGGCTCGATCTCTATTCCAGATGCAGAAAAAATAAAATTACTATCGCAGCATCAACAAGATAAACCGGTAGGCCGAGCTATCAGCTTTAGCGACTCTACCGCTGGCGTTTATGGATCCTTTCGATTGAGTATGAGCTCCCGGGGACAGGATGCTTTACTCCTCGCGCAGGAAAATCTCGTAAGCGGCTTATCCGTAGGGGTGGATGTAACCGCCTCTAAGCCAATGGGAGATTACCTGCTCGTCACTGCGGCCGTCCTAAAAGAGGTTAGCCTTGTCGAGAGTGCGGCCTTTTCGAGTGCCTCAGTAGATGAAATTATGGCGGCACGTGCAGAGCTAGAAGCTGCAACAAGTACAAAAGAAAAAACTACTACTATTTCTACGACTATCGTAGAGATCGAAACCGAAACAGAAACCGAAAGCGAGGGAGCTATGACTACAGCCCCAGAAAACACACCGGAGGAGACTCCAGTAGATACACCGGTCGAGGCTGAAAAGGTCGAGGCTGCTCGTAAAATCATCCGTCCATCAGTTACAGACTCTCAGCGAGTCCGCACTCCTATCGTCTCTATGGCTACATATACAGAGCACAAGATCAAAGCTGCACTAGGTAGCGATGAGTCACGCCTCTATGTAACTGCAGCTGACGATAGTTTTTCTACAAACCCTGCGTTTAACCCTACTCAGTACCTATCAGAGTTTGTAACAAATACACGCTTTGGCACACCTGCGATCGACGCTTGTTCACAGGGAACACTACCAACAAGCGGTATGACAATTTCAGTACCGTCACTTGTTACCTCAGCTGGTGGAGGATCAGGTGTAGCGCCTACCGTCACAGTAGAGGCCGAGGCTGGAGCCGTATCTAATACAGGTATGGTTACAGAATATCTAACCGGTACGGTAAGCAAGTATTCCGGTATGAATACGATTTCGGTCGAACTACTTGAGCGGTCAGACCCTAATTTTTATGCCGAGCTCACTAACCAACTTCAGAACGCGTATTTGACCTCTATTGACACCGCCGTACTCAGTGCACTACTCACAGCTAGCACAGCGGCGACAGCTACTACAGCTGACAGCGATGGAGTTATTGCTTTCAGCTCACAAGCTGCAGCAACAATTTACAAAAACACAGGTTACTTTGCTCAGAACTACGTAGGTAACGCCGCACAATGGCAGCTACTAATGGGAGCAACCGATACTACAAAGAGACCTATATATAATGCGATTCAGCCGATGAATGCGGCCGGTCAAGTAGGGCCTCAATCTATCCGCGGTAACGTACTAGGACTTGATCTCTACGTAGACAAGAACTTTACAGAAACTACAGTAGACGATGGATCTGCGCTAATTTTGGCTCCAGAGGCTTTCACAGTTTACCGTGGACCTCAGGCTTATATGTCAGTAAACGTCGTAAGCAACTTGCAGGTGCAGATTGCTATCTACGGCTTTATGGCAACGATTGCAAAAATGCCTAACGGTATCGTCAGATATCTAAAGGCGTAAGTAAAAAACTAATAGTCGGTAGGGCTCTTAGCCCTTTGAGCCCTACCGGCCTCTTTTAAGATTGGAGTATAAAGATGCCGGCTACATATGTAACCGAGGCCGAGCTACGCGCAAATCTTGGTATCGAAAATCTTTATAGCTCAGATATAATCGAAACGTGCTGCCAAACTGCGCAGGATCTCCTCAATCAGTTTTTATGGTTTGACTCAGCTCCAGTCGTAGGCGTAACGCTGCAAAATAACGTAGCTACTGCGATGATCGCTAACCCTATGATCTTTACTACGGGCCAGAGCGTTACCTTGAGTGGATGCGGCTCAACTTTTAACGGTACTTACACGATTACGGGTACGATGCCTTGGAGCGCAGGTACTACAAATCAAATACCTACTCTTGTATGGAACCCTTATTCTTGGAATTGGCCAGCCGGTTATAGCTTTATCCAGTTTGCTAAGACTGCCGCTAATGTCAATTTCCAGCGAGTACTACCTTATGGCTCAGCTGTAGGAGCAGATACTAAAACTAATTCTTACGCCACTACCCCGGCGATCCGCGAGGCCGCGATGATCCTTGCCGTAGATATTTTCCAAGCTCGCCAAGTCTCACAGACCGGCGGCGTGACGATCGACGGCTTTAGCCCTAGCCCTTACCGTATGGGTAACTCAATGATTGGCAAGATCAGAGGGCTTATAAGCGGCTATCAAAATCCTAATTCGATGGTGGGCTAAAGATGCCAGCCGCGATTACTACCCTACGTGCCTCACTAGCTGCAGCTTTGGCTAACGCTAACGTGTGGAATACTTACAGTTTTCCACCGCCTACAATCACGGCCAATAGCGTAATCGTGGCTCCGGCAGAAAATTACATCACCCCTAGTAATAATACCTACGCTGGTATTTCACCTTTAGCTAACCTTAAAATCATTATGACGGTACCTCTTTTTGATAATCAAGGTAACCTCAATGGTATAGAAACTTTAGCGGTAGCAGTTTTTAATAAGCTCGCTGCCTCTAATATCGTTATGAATATCGGCGGTATGTCTGCTCCCTCAGTGCTTAGCGTACAAAGTGGAGATTTACTTACTGCAGATTTTAATATATCCGTACTCACGAGCTGGAGCTAATAAATGCCATATACAGAGGATGACCTAAAGTTTTTGCGAAAGATCGGGCAGATCGTAGACGAGCCTGCACCGGTTAAAGTAGCAAAAGTAAAGCCTGAACCAACTACTACAAACGAAAGCGAGGAATAGGTCAATGGCCGTATTTCTATCTAATGGAGTGGTCGTAACCCTTAACTCGGTCGATCTCTCAGATCACGTAACGAGCGCCAGTATTTCGAGAATTTTTGAGGAACTCGAGGTCACGGCGATGGGCGACTCATCTCGTAAGTACGCTAAGGGACTCGAGACCTCAACGATTACTCTTGATTTCCTAAACGATACCGCTACTGGTGAAGTCCTACAGACTTTACAAGCTGCCTGGGGTACTACAGTGCCTCTAACACTTAAGCAGACTAGCGCTGCAATTTCAGCTACTAACCCTGAGTATCAAACTACAGTACTTGTTAATAACACTACAGATATTAACGGCGCAGTAGGAGATATCTCTACTCAGTCAATTACGTTTACTTGTAACTCACCTATCGTAGTAGACACGACCGTATAACAAACTAACAAAGGGGCAACAAATGGC